TCAAGCTGTTTGCTTTGACGGCATGACCGTGGGACGTACCGATGTTATCGGCCTGCGTTTGTTCTCAGACACCAGGCGAATCCTCGCCCGTTCCGCCTGCTCGCTGATATGGGTGTAGTGTTCGCTCATTCGCTGTGTGACGTGGCCAGCTCGCTTCATGATGATCGCGATCGGTACACCTGCCTCCGCTAGTCGAGTGATAGCTGTGTGCCGCATGCCGTTGAGTTTGAACCATGGCAGCCCCGCTGCAGCGCGGACTGCCTGGAAAGGTTTCCGAAGTCCCGTATCGCCCATCGGCCTCTCATGGTCATACGTGCGGCTGTTGCCATTGCTGTGCACGCAGAATGGAAACAGGTGGTGATTCGGTCGCGTACCGCCGCCGAGTTCCTTCGCGCGCTCAATAAGCCGCTCAAGAGCATAGAGGCAATCCGGGTCCTCAATGGCGACCGTGCGGCGCCGGTTCTTGTTCTTTCCGAATTTGCGGTTCACGCTGAGCGACCCGAAGGTGAGGTTGATATCGCCGATGCGAATCGTGCGCATCTCATCTGAGCTGAAAGTTACGTGCAGCGCGACGAGCGCGTACCACCAGACGGGATACCATTCGGGGTTGCTGGCAGCGGTGGAGAGGAAGTGGTCCTGCTCTTGTGGAGAGAGCGCGGGTTCGATGTCGCCGTCGTCGACCTGATAGCGCTTGTAGGCAATAGCGAGCTCGGGTGTCCAGCTGCCGGTCATCGTCATTAGCTTCTTTAGGACACTAATCTCTGCGTTGATCTTGGCTGCGCCAGCAGGAGACGGGACAGGTTCGCGGCCTTTTTTATTGCCAATCACCCGGGTGAAGCCGTCGCCCATGGACCGTTTGCGTTGGTACTGACGGATGTGGCCGAGGTGTATCTCGTTGAGTGGTAGCTCACCAAAAAAGATGCCGAGGGTTTTTAGGTAGCTCTGGTAGTCGTCGTAGGTGCGTTTGCTGATAAAGCGGATGGGAGACGGCGTTTCTGGGGCCTTGCAGGATGCAAGAAACACACCTGCGGCCTCGGTGAAGCGCATAGAGGCAGAGAGCGGAACATCGAACATGGGGCGGTCCTGGAGACATGCACGACAGTTGATATGGCCTGGCGTGTGTCGTTCGTGGGTTTCGTGTCGTTCCGTCACCGTAGCACGGTAAGGTTGCGCGCCATCTTGTTGATGATGTGAATAAGCACCTAAGTCGTTACTAACAAATTCCTGATGTGGTGTAACCCGAACGTCAGTCATGGGCCGTTGTCTTTCCTGTTGAGGAGTAAGAACCATGTTTTGTATTACAACGTAATACAAAACATGAGTCCTTGATGTATGACAACGTGATACATTTTTCCCTATGAACAAAGACAAGGTTGTGCCGCTCAGAGTCAACGTGAAGGAAGATGCTCTGATCAATGCTCTCCAGGAGGAGCTGCACCTACCATCCCGAAGCGAGGTGCTGCGTCAAGGCCTTCATGCGCTGAACGACAGACTGCACCCGCCGTCGCAAAAGTCTGGGCTACCTGTAAAGGCATCCCAAACCCACGAATGACACACGATGGACACATAAGCTATCGGGATGCCGCCGAAGGTAAAGCGCATTCATGTCACGCTGCCTGATCGTCAGTACCGGATGCTAAAGAAGCTGAAGGATGAACTGGGTCTCGATCAGAGCGGTATCGTACGCCTGGCGATATCCCGACTCGCTCAGGACGAGGCCGAGCGGCTGAAAAAGCGGCCACCTGCGCCGCTTACTTCTCCTGTCGTGGAGTAGGCTGATTGTCCTGCGAGCAGGGGGAGTCGCATACCTTATTGACTCCAAAGGCCGCGACGATCTTGTTGATGGAGTAGGGAGAGATCATCCAGGCGGCGAGCGCGGTGAGATCCATGGCATTCGGTAGGGCGTGATTGTGGCGCACGATGTGGATGAGCACCCAGCATCCGGTTGCCACAGTCGCAGCAGTGGCCCATCGCGCAAAGCTCGCGGATGGGCCACTGGAGAATATGCCGCTAATGTACTTGAACATTATTTATTGAACGGTCTGCGTCGAGTTCGCAGCGGGTTGTCCACCGTTGGTACTCGTTGCTGCGATGGACGTGGAGGTTGCGGATGCGAGCGAATCGCTCGTACCCGAGGCTAGATGGCCACCGTTCTCGAGAGCGTGGATCTTGTTCGCGATTCCGGCCTCAAGCTGGAGGCCTTTGCCCCACGCGGCATCGAGGACGGACTTCAGAAGTGCGGCGACGGTCTCCTTCTTACGCTTGGCGTAGAAGTAAGCGGCGACGGCGATGAGGGCGAAGGGTGCGAGCAGGATGATGGCGATATGCATGGTGTAGCTCCTTTTGAGGTTGCGTACAACGTTGCCTAAGCGCTACGGCAGCAGCGAACAGGCAACGACGCCTGTCCCGGCTCCGATGGCTGAAGCTTTGCCGGAATTCTGCGGCGAAAGCTTCGATCCGGCAAATCCGCCCACAAATGCGCAACCGGTGTACTTCGCGACAGTGAGGAAGCGCTTGAATTTCGACCCACCTTTGGCCGCGGCTTCCCAGCTCGCGGATGAGGCTTTGTAGGCGTTGGTCTGTGTCACCTGGTCCGCAAAGTCGGCCTTGCACACGCCAAGATCTGAGGTAGTCGCGGCGCAGGCGATCTGGTCTTTCGCGATCTGCTCCACCTGATCGCCTGTCAGCAATGCAACGGTGGGAGCGTTCGGCACCTGCGACTGCATGGCGGCAGGAAGATCCTTGGTTGCGACAACGGGTATGGAAGACTGCGACGCGGCCGGCTGCCCTGCCACAGCTACGGGCGCCGGAAGGTAGTGCTCGATGACCTCTACGGCCTGCTGCGGCGTCTGCACTGCTGCAGCTTGCTTTACAGCGTCGGCGTCGACCTGCACCTGCGCGGCATCGCGCGTCTTGATGGAGACAGCCGCCGCATCAGCGACCTTCTTGTCGGCGGCAGAATCTGCCTCGGCATGGACGCGAAGGTCATGCTCTCGCACCCAGCCAGCCACGAACACGGCACAGAGCAGGACGAAAACGATGGTCGCGATGATCTCGCGCTTACGGTCGGTGGTCATGGTCACTCCTTACGACTGCGCTGCGAGAAACTGAGCCCTCGTCCACTTGTTACGTAACGCGAACGACTGAAGCGTGATGCAACGTCCGCAGTCGTTCGCGGCGGTGACAAAGTCGGGCGGCGTCTGCGAGAGCGCGGCGAGCATCTTGCCGTACACATGCACTCCGGTCGCCTTATCTGCGCCGTTGGCAGCGCGCCCCACGCCGAGATTGAAGGCCATATCGAGCAGCGCCATCTTCGCCGGATCGGGCAGCGCGACGTACCAGGGGAAGGCATAGGTGAGCTGCTCGTCGAAGCCGTCGATGCGCTGGCTCAGCAGCTCGTCGATGTCCTCATCTGCGAGGACTAGAGACTCATATTCGTAGTAGAAACCGGGCAGATGGCCCTTCTGCATCGCGGCCACGCGGCGGAAGTCTGCGGCAACGGCTGATTCACCCGCAAGGTCTCCAGTGCTCTGGACACGCAGCGGTAGCTTGAGCGCGCTGGCAATGTCGGGAACCATGATGCCGACAGCGATCGTCACCAACCCAGCGATGTCCAGGATGAAGAACTTGGTGCGGCCCTCGAAGTTGTTGGCCGTGAGCGCGGCGCGATACTGATCCTTGTAAGTCATGGGAGTCGTGTGCCTCCGGATATCAGCAGCCCGATGATGCGCTGCTGAGCTTCCTTGATGTCCTTCAGGTCGTCCGAGACGTGAGTCTGGTCGGAGGTGTATTGGTCCCGACGAATGCTGTTCTTCTCGAGGCCGTTGATGCGAGCTTCGTGGTTGGCTACGCTGCCTTTGAGCTCGGTAATGCTCGTCTCAATGGCCATGTAGGTTGAGACACACACAACCAGCACCGCGACGACGGTGCGGACGTTCAGCTCTTTGCCAAGGGAACTGAAGAAAGAGGAGGTGTCGTCGGGTGCGTGTTGCGTCATGTGCTCAGGCCTCGGAGTCGATCTCTGTGTCCGTAAGGTTGATAGCCTTGCGGACATGAAAGGGTCAAATCGACAGCTAAATAGTCGGTAAGCAGCGCTAGTTTGCGATGATCCCTGCAAGCACCTGAGGTACCACGCAATCGGCGTAGCCCGTGGCATTGGGGTGCAGCCAGCCGTCAAAAGTCATCGTCGGGACGTTGAGCGGGTTGAGGCCGCTGCGGTGGTACAGGTCGATGTAGTCGATGCGCTTGTCCTGGTTGCGTTGGTTGGCGCGCATGGCACCAAAGACGGCGGCCAGGGAGAACACTTCGACGACCAGGCTGGGCGGGAATTGAAGTTGTTGTTCGGCAATGTGCCGCTTGGCGCGACCGAACAGATTAGGAATAGCGTCTCGCTTCCTGTTTCCGGCCCCTCACAGAGCGTGATGCGATTTGCCTGATCACCACGAAGACCCGCAGACGGCAAGATCGTAGGAGAACCCTGCACAGTTGCCGGAGCGGCTGGATTTGCCATATTAACGAGGGAGGCAGAAAGCGTTCCCCCAAACAGGTGCATGAACCGAAGACCACTGGGAACCGCTGGCGCGAATACGGGTGCGGGGTTTTGCGCGAGGGTTAGATCGAGAATCGAATCAACAAGAATCATTGTCGTAGCTCCTTAGAAGGTTCCGTTGAAGGTTGAAGTCGTGAGTTGGAAAGCCACACAGAAGTTGTTCTGCGGGTATGGGAGGCCGGTCAGACCAGCGATGTCGTAGTTCGTACCCGCTGCCATACCGTTAGCACCCGCACCGCCGCCAGCAGGAACGCTGTCCAAATCGGGAGCAACATAGATGTCTTCAGATTCCAGCGTGTTACTGTCTGCAAGATTGCCCATGCCGTTGTGAACTACAACAGCATCGGCATCGTTGAGCCGGTGAAGGGGTTGGTGGGAGCGGCGACGATGTTGTTCATGTCGAGCTGTATCTGCTTTGGCGCGGGGGATGACGGAAGCGCGATGATGCTCGCTCCGTTATATGAGCCTGTGATTGCCATGAAGATCTGCCTTGTGGGGAAAAGAGGAACGGCCACCCGGAGGGCAGCCGTTGTGTTGCTTAGAGGTGAGCGGTAACAGCACCCAAGATGGTCGCGCCGTAGTAGCCCGTCATTCCTGCGGCACCGAGAGCGGGATGGATTCCATCTTGCGTGCGAGCCGAAGCCGTCAGCGCATTGACGCCGCTGACCTTCGTCATATCAATCACCGGATCGTGAAAGTAGTTGCTCGCGATGTCTACAGTCGCAGCAGCGGTGGCGAGAGACAGAGGCAAAGTTGAGGTTGCGGCGAAACCTGCGCCGTCATACTTCGGCATACAGGTGACCCACAGCACAGTCATGTTGGGATTGGCTTCGTGAAGAGTCTCGCCAACCCAGCGCATATTGCCGTACTGAGTGTTCGCGTTGGTTGCGTCACCGAACGCACCGAGCGGATACGCCTGATCGTTTGTGCCGAGTGCGAGGACAAGCAACTCAACTGGCGCGAGAACCTGAGCTAGTGTTTGCCCAAGAGCTTCACCACCCCAATTCAATCCACCTGTTGTTTGTCCGCTCTGCAAGTAACCGCCCTGAGCGCAACCACTCTGGGCGCTTACAGCAACGCCAGCGTCATACGTGCCAAGTGCTGAGCCGGGGGTGACAGTCTGAAAGCCTTCAAACGCCTGCACGAAAGAGCGACCGGGTCGTGCATCCTGCACCTGCTTGGTGAAACCGCGTTCCCAAAGAAGCTGCTCCCAACCCACGCCGAAGTTCGACGCAATCGAGTCACCCCAGATGCCGATCTTGCGACCGAGCAGATAGGGCACGTAGTCATTAGCACTCTTGCCATACGGAAGAAGGTGATTAGGCAGTGTGGTTCCGTGCATGAAGATGCAGGAGCAAAACTGCGTGTTATTAGCGTTGGCGTCCGGCGTCCAGAAGTTTGTGTTTCCGTTCACCGACCACTGACATCCTTGCGAAGCGGTGAGGTTGCTACCACTGAAGCGGATATAGGCCGCATCCGCAGGCATCGTGATGATGTAGCCGTTGGGAAGCCCTGTTGAGGGCAGCACGTCCACGCCGGGGCCGGGGTAGACCGCGCCGGTTACGTTTCCGACCATGATCACGTTGTCGTTAATATCGTGAATGGTGTAGATAGCACCGCCGTATTCAGCGATCACAGCCGTTGGCTGTACAGGGATCGCCGGAATGTTCGGGAAGCCAATGATGTATGGCTCACCGGCGATCACAGGAATCTTCGCGGTGTACTGATACGACGAAGGTTGTCCAGTGGCAATCGTTCCGTTGCCTACTAGATAACCTCCGTAGGTCATAATCTGAGGCCCAATCAGGTTCTTCGCGGTGGAAAAATCGTTTAGAGCGCGGATGCTGCTGTAGTTGCGATCGATACGTGCGCCCACAGCTGCCACAGCCGCGTTTGTGGCAGCGATAGCAGCGTCGATAGCCACCGTGCTCGCAGGAGCGAAAGGCATCCACGCGGGCATCGTCGAGCCGTTCACGATCTGGCATGTTGCAGGAGTAGCACTGTTGAGGGTCCAAGCGACGAAGGCCGCGTTGGCTGGGATCGCGATGGGCGTGTTGGCGGGAATCGCTGCGCCGGTGCTGTTTGCGAAGTTGCTTACATATGCGCCGCTCTGGTCGTAGAAGATGACCTCGCCACCCGCCCCATAGACCAACGGCGCATTACAGATCATGAAGCCGCCGGAGTTGGCAGCCATCTTGCCAGTGACAACACCATTCGGGTAAGTGCCTCCACCAGAGAGTGAACCGTCCGAGTTGTAGTAGTAACCCGATTGGATCAACGATGGATCAAGCAGATTGGTGATCGGCTGCGTCGCGCGAATGGCGGCAAGCTGGGGCAAGGATGCTATGCCAGGAGCACCGGTAGCTCCATGCAGCGATGCCAACCAGTCGGCCTCGTCTAGAGTGCCACCATCCGATTGATAGACCTGATACGCAGATAATCCCTGAGGGCCGGGCTGGACTGGTAGCTGCGGTGCGAGGTTGGGTACGTAGGTGTCGAGGTTGAGGGGCTGGCCTTTGGTCTGCACCTTGGTATACACGGTGATGCGGCTGCCTGCACTGTCGTAGATCGTGATGCGGTAGCAGATGTCCGGCACACCAGTGGCCGAGGTGTCGGCGATCTGACTTCCGACTGGGATGCCACCATTGGCGATCGGCAAGACCGCCGTCGTTGCAGAGGTGATGATGCCGCCGCTGCCTCCGGCGGGGACGTTGATGGGGATATCGTTTGCGTCCGTAGGGAGCACAGACAAGCTGCCTTCCGCGAGCAGATTGCCTAAGGCGTCCTGGATGCTTGCTGCTGTGATGGGCACGAAGCCCGGCTTGATCGACATGCATAGTCATAGGCCGGGCTTCGATTTTCAGTCAAAACGTTAGTTTCCATCGAATGGCAGGTCCGGCAGCGTCTTGAAGTTGTGAGTCCAGACGCCGTCGACGACGAGGTACTCGTGCGACGGTCCTTCGAGCTCGAGATACAGGACCTCGCCGGCTGTTTCTATGCGCGTAGCGATCATGGGCTGCATACCGGCGACCGTGTCGACACGCGAGCCCTCTGGGATGTTCTGCACCCATATGTGACGGCCGCTGTCGGTGAGCATGGGCAGCGAGCCCGAGCACTCGAACGCTTCGTAACCTTCGACCTCGACGCGGTAGATGTACTCGACGGGCGACCAGAAGGCCTGCCGTACGCGCTCCAGGCCTTCGCGGCCGATGAGGGAGACAGGTGCTCCCGCGTCGAAGAGGCGCTTGACCTCCTCGTTGGAGATGGCGCCGAAGTTCGAAGGCAGCACGGTGCCGCGCAGCGTGCAGGTGGGCGGAGGAGTGTTGCCTCCGCCAAATCCGCCGCCAGTTGCGCCCGCAGCGGCCGTCGCAACGCTGAGGCCGGTGGGCGTGAGGGCAACGTGGTTGTCGAGCTTGCAGGTCGCGACCGCGAGCGAATCGAGCGCAGAGGACAAGAGCCCGGGTGTGCCGAGCGGCGCGGACGGAGCCGCGATGTGGACTCCGCCCAACACCACATCGTAGTAGAGCGACGCCACGTAGGTAGTGGATGCGGTGAGGCCGGTGATCGCGACCGAGCCATCTGGGATGACGGTAAACAGGCCGTCTGGCCAGAGGATGACGAGGTTCGTCCAGGTGATTGTGACAGTCGTCTCAGTCGACGTGTAGGCGATCGTGCCCGTCTCGGTCGGCAGGACCGAGCCTTGCGTGCGGAGCAGGCTGCTCGATCCGCCGGTGAAGATGTCCAGCACTTTGCCCTGCAGGTCGAGATCGGCCCACGCGCTGGGTGCTGTCTGCGCTGTCGCCGCGGACTCCAGCAGTAGGTGACTCAGAGTGACCGTCGAGCCAACGGGGAGGTTGAGGCCGTTGCCGCCGAAGGCCACCATCACCGCAACGCCGACGGTGCCCGCGGGGATTTGCATGGCTGCCGTGTTGTAGCGCGTGGTGGTCGGCTGGACCCCATTGAGCGTTGCGGCGATCTGCACAGTCGTCATCGCGCCTGAGGCGTCCTGGAACCCGATGCCGAGGATGAGCTGGCCGACGTTGGGAGCCGAGCTGGAGACGCAGCTATCGATCACGTATCCGGAGAGCATGAGGTACTGGCCAGCGATCCACTTGCTTGCAGGGATCACCTGGTACGCAACCTTCTGCGCGGCTGTGAGCGCGGTACCGGCGACGGTGTAGATCGCTTCGCCATCGTCCTCAAAGGTCGGCGCGAAGGTGTCGCCTGCACGCGGGCTGATGTTCCAGAACGTGAAGCCGTTCGCGAAGCTCGATCCGAGCAGCAGGTTAGGAGCGATGCCGACGGCGTTGATTGTGACCTCCGGAGCGGTCGTGATGGCCGCGTACAGATTGTTCGCGTCGAAGCCAACGACGCGATAGTCGTAGCTGTTGCCGACGTAGATCTGTCCCTGCCATGTCGTGGGCGCTCCGGTCAGCCGTGCGACGAGCTGAGGTAGTCCAGACGTGCCGGTGGGCGTGGCGAAGATGCCGACGCCGACGGTGTCCGGGCCGTTCTTCCAGGACAGGCTGGCGTAGCTTACATAGCTGCCGCCGACGAGCGTGAAGATCTCCGAGCCAGTGAGGCTGGTGACGCCGGGATTGCTGGTGGTGATCGCCGAGGTCTCACCGATGACGGGCGTGCCGACCGTGAAGACGTTCGGGTCGTAGTCGATCCACTCGATGGTGCTGCGGAAGTCGGTGGCCTTGGTGATGTTGGTGACGCGCACCAGCTTCACCGATCCGGTCTGGCCGTAGATGTATTGGCTGTAGTCGTCCGGGGCCTGAGCCAACGGCGTGGAAAGCACCAGCGCACCTGTGGCCGGGTCGATGCTGGCGACGGCTACGGAGTCCAACACGTCGGTGTCGTAGAGCTGGTATGCGGCTCCGGCGGTGATGCTCACACCCTGCGGGAGTCCGCTGCCGATCGTGATCACGCCAGCGTCCGAGCCGAGGATGAGCGCATCGTAGCCATTGACCACGATGCGTGTGACGCGCTGCGCGTTGTCAAAGTTCGAGAGCTGCACCAGGAGCGTCGACGACGTGGGCGCAGTGACAACGCCGAGCGTGCCCGAGTAGCGCAGGACCGCCGAGTGCTGCACCATCACCGAGTAGGGCGTGCCGGCCTCGAACGGAATGTCGTCGCGGTCCAGCAGCAGCCGCGTCGTCGTCGATCCAGGCAGTGTGCGACCGCCCCAACCCCACTGCGGGACATCGTGCTGCAGCGCGATCACGCTGCCAACGCGGCAGGCGATGCCATCGGTGTCCGTGCGGAAGCTGCCCGTGCGCAGCAGGAACTGGTTGCTCCGCTGCTTGTAACGCGCGAGATGCCAGGCCTGTGCCGGCGACGTGACGCCAAGCGCCTTGATGCGAGTGTTCTTCACGACCACGCCGGCGTTCTGCTGGTCGGGGTCCATGTACACGATCGGGTTGTCGCTCTTGTAGTACCGGGTCGCGTCGGCGAACTGGATCTCGACCTGGTTGGCGCGATCGTCGATCGGGAGCCACACCTCGCTGAAGCTGTCCTGGATGATGTTGCCGACGGTGAACATCTGCACCGGCGCGTCGACCTCGGCATCGACAAAGACGCCATAATCGAGGCCGATGGGAACGATGGCGGCTCGGCTCATCTGAGCCACGCGATTCACCTGATTCCAGAGCACATCCTCGTTATCAAAGACGCCGTTGAAGACGTGCAGCCGAATGTTATTTCCGTTGCCGTCGGGGACGAGGGTGTCGTTCAGTTCCGCCCACGCAACCCACTCGTCGATGTATCGGCGCAGGTTCGCGGGCGTGATGCCGGGCCACGCACCGCCGCCGTAGAGGTCGTCGAGGAACATATCGGCAGCGACGAGCGCGGGATTGTCCTCCTCAAAGGCGAGCAGCTCCGCGGGCATCACTCCGGTGTCGACGGTGCGCAGCCCGTGCTCGATGAGCGCGGTGATGGTGAGGCTTGAGCCGGAGAGCTGGCTGGTGGCCAGCGCGCGCACACCGAGCAGGATCATGTTCGGGTACGTGAGATCGAGCATGGTGATCTCGTTGACCGAGTGAACCCACATGTCCTGGCCGATGGTCGGGGACCAGTTATCGCCGAACGGCACATCGTCGTGCAGGCGCGTGCAACCGTACTTGGTGATGCGGACGTCGTACTTGGCCGGCGGCAGCCCGAGGATCTGCGTGCGGTTGTAGCAGGGCGTCGTCTGCGCCGCTACGAAGTCGACGTAGCCATCCGTCCATGTGAGGACGATGACGTTGTTCATGTTCACGTCGAGGAGCTGCCACTCGCCGTTGAAGGTCTTTGTGTAGGTGCTGTGGTTGCCGTTGGGTTCGAACGTCTCTACGGTCTGGGTGTACGTCTGCTTGTCGCCGGGAGTGTGAGGGCCGTCGTCGACGGTGAGGATGATGCCGGAGTTCGGCGGGAAGTCCGTGGCGACGAGGCCCCAGGCGTGAGGCAGGTAGAGGGAGCCGTCTGGATTCTTGTTCGTGACCGGCGTCGTGGTCTGCGGCTGCAGCGCCGATTGCCAGTTGTTCGTGCCGCTGACGGCGTACTCAACCTTGTAGGTGATGACGGCCAGAATGATGTTGCCGTCGCTGGTGTTGACGAATATGCCGTCCGTAAACTGGATGTCGACCTGCAGCGCTTGTGTGAGGTCGCCGGTACCGGGGACGACGACGGGAACGCCCGCCAGGCATTGCGTGTCTTGCGGATAGCCGTTCGAGATCTGATTGAACTGGCCGATCTCGGTCTGGTCGTTCGTGCCGAGGCGAATGTAGTACTGGCAATTCTGGTAGCTGCTGATGTCCTTTCCGTTGATCTGGATGCCGGTCAACGAGCGCGCAGGGCCAAAGCCGAAGCAGACGAGGACGTTGATCCACTGATCCGAGCCAGCGATCTCCGTGAAGCTGGAGATGATGTTTCCACCCCAAAGCATCTTGCCGTAGCCCTTGGGGATGACAATGCCGGACTGCGCAAGCGATCGAGGCCCGTCAGGATCGTAGCTGGCGGAGCTGGTCTTATTGCTCGCAGCGTTGGGGCCGAGCACGGCCGAGATAAGCAGGTTGCCGACGATGTTCACAGCGCCAACGAGAATCGCGCTGGCCGTCGCCGAGGAGACACCGACGGTCCACGCGGTAGCCAGGTAGGCTGCAAGACCTGCACCTGCACCTGACGCGGCCAGCGCAATGGTGCCGGCCAGCAATGCAACGGAGGCCAGTGTACGCATGAGGCCCCCGCCCTTGATGGTCGGAGAGAGGACGATATAGTCGCCGTCGCGAGGCGTGATCTCGGACCACAGGGAGCGCGGCCAGATTTCGCCGTTGATGCTGACCTTGACGTTCAGCGCCCATTCGTCGAACTCAACGTCTGCGAGATCCTTGCGAACTTCGAGGAAGAGGATCTGCTCGAGCGTCTGCCCTTCGAATTCGATCTCCAAGGTTTCGCGATCGCGTGACGGCTCAATGGGGTTGGTGATCGTGATGACCTGAATCACTGAGCACCGCCGATCACGTAGTAGCCGAGGACGCGATGCTCCCAGCGCGAGCCGATCAGGCGCTCGTTGACGACGGAGCCCGCGGACTCGCTGGCGTGCAGCAGCTTGTAGGGCGTCGAGAGCGTGCCGACGTGGACGCTGCCCGGCTCCATGCCGCGCAGCAGCACGACGCAACCCACCTCGGGCTTCGATACGCGACGACAGGGGCCGAAGATGCCGAGCGCCTCGTCGTAGTTGCGGTGGAACTCGCGCAGCGACGAGGAGTACTCCGGCACAGGCCTTCCCTGCCGACGCTGCAGCAGGATCGCGAGGCCGAGGCAGTCGTAGGCATCCGGGCCACGAGCTCCGGCGACGAAGGGCTTGCCGATGAGGTCGGCATAGAGGCGTGGTGACAAAGCGATCATGCGACCCCCGCGACGGACGCGCCGTTGGTGTCGATGCCTGGGAAGAACAGACCGCGCAGAGGCGAGCTGGGGAAATGCGCCTGGCAGCCGGTCGCGCCGTCGATCGTGTGGCTGCACGTCGGCATCGGGCCGGTGTAGCCGCACTGGGCGCTCTTGTACGACCAGGCGCAGAAGTTCGGGCGATACATCCAGATGGGAAAGAGGCGCCGCAGCGGGCTGCTGGCACCAAGCTTGAAGGTCACGAGTTTCGCATCGCTGATCGTCTGCTTGACGGTGAACGACAGCGTGAGATCAGGCTCGCCCGTGGGGTTCGCGAGGTTAACGCCGTAGAGCGTGAGGTTGCCGCCGACGACGCCCGAGTACTGCTCGAGCGTGGTCTGCAGAATGCGCATCACGTTCGATACCTTGACCTCCAGCTCCGGCACCTGGCCGTTAGAGCTGGTCTTCAAATCGCCCAGATCGAAGTTGAAAGGCTGGTACGTCTGTGGGCCGCGACCATCGGCGGCGTCGAAGACGACCGGCTCGTCGTAGCGCGCGAGGTAGATGTACTGCTGCGCGGCGGTGGGGTCTGCGGAGCCGGGCCACTGGAGGCACATCAGCATCACCCACGGCTCGCCAGAGGCCAGCTTGTGGCGTTCAAGGTTTGCAGCGACGGAGAGAACGTGGAAGGCAGGACGCGGATTCGCCATCACACCTCCCTGACTTGGAAGGTGCAGTTTTGCCGGTACTCGCCCTCGTCGTAGCCGCAGCCCTGAATCCAGCCAGCGTCGGTGAAGGATGGCAGCGTGGAGAACCGGCAGAAGAGCTGCAGCGGCTTCTTCGGGTTGCGCTTGGTGTCGTGCAGAATGAAGATGTTCGCGCCATAGACGGCGATCTTCTCGACGAAATGGTCGAGTATCTCCTTGTCCTCATTGGTGAGGAAGTCGATGGAGACGCTGTATTGGCGGCGACGGCGCAGGTAACGCGCCCTGGTGCTCTCCATGCCGTTTTCGTAGTTGTCCCGCAGCGTAGGGTCGAGCGTGTCCTCCTTCTGTTTCAGAGAAGGGAATCGCGAGAGCTGCGGAAAGTCAGGAGGCGGCGGCACGACGTGGTTATCGTGCAAAGTGACGGATTCGAGCAAACCAGCGCAGAATCCATGGCATGCCGCCGCTTATCAGCATGAAGCTCGACATCGCCGACCAGATCAAAGGCATCGAGGAGCTCGCCGGGACGCAGCTCCCCTTCACGATCGCTCGGTTCCTGACGCTCTCGGCTCAGGACGGACAGAAGGCCGCGCGCGGGGGCACAAGCGTCTTCCAGCTCCGCAATGACTGGACGAAGCGCAACATCAAGATCACGGCCGCTACGAAGCAGACGTTGATGTCAGAGGTCTACACGGACACCGGCAACCAGAAGACCGGGGCTCCGGACTACCTGCCACGGCAGGAGGAGGGCGGCAATCGCGTGCCGCTGGGGGGGCACACCTATCTCGCCATCCCAACGAACTACCTCTACAAATACACGCCGAAGTCCAGGCCAATCCCCGACAACCTGCGCCCCAAGGCACTCCTGCCGCCTGGCGCGCAGGTTGGGCAACAGTACGCCGGCTCATTCTCGGCTGGCAGTCGTTCCAGCGGTACGAAGCGCCTCATTACCAAGGGGACGATGAAGAAGCTCAAAGGAAGCGACTTTGCCGCGTTTCTGCAGACGACGAAGAGTGGAACCATCTGCATCTTCGTCCGACACGGAGGATTCGGTTACCACGGCGGCAGCAATGACGCTGAGCCGTGGTACGTGCTCGTACGCAGCGCGAGGGTAAAGCCTATATTCCCAATGACACAGGAAGTTGAAGCCATCGTCCAGGCCAACCTCGACCGCAACTTCGACCGCGCGGTAGCCGAGGTCCTCATCAATGAGGCGTTGAAATATGGGCTCAAGGTGCAGTTTTAGCTTGCCAAGTGGAAAAACGGCACTGAAAATGTCCCTACTATGCAGAGAATTCACGTTGCAATCACTGGAACGCTAAGCCAACAAAGATCCGTTATGGCTGAACGGATCAATGCGACGACGAACGGTCTCTTCGTACCGTCAGTTACATTTGAAACGCACTACTTGGTTTGCGAGAAGCATGACTCACAGAAGGCCCTCAAGGCCGCGAAACTTGGGACGGCCATCATTTCGGAAGCCGAATTAGAAGGGTATCTGGCATCAGGGATATTCCCCTCGACCAAACTGCCTATTGCTCCAAAACATGTGAATAACTTCCCCGACATTCTATGGGTTGAACATGCGCCCAGGTTATATCTGCTCACGTATTGCGATAGAGACGGAAATAACTCAGTTCGTATGATCGCGGCGACAGGTGAAGGACACACGGCCAACAACAAAGAAGCTCGCTGGATCGGCGGATACGACGGACCCACGTTCAAGACTTGGCGGAAAGATCGCATTATTTCGATGCAAAGCGTCGAAAATGAGTGAGCGTGTGCCGTTCGTGGGTGTATGCTGAGTCCCTATGAAAAAACTTGGCCTCTTTATCCTGTGCGTTTTGGCCTTAGCATTCATCGTTTCGACCGGTACCCGCTCCAGGTCTTCTACCGGCACTGCAAGCGCGGCTACCGCCGTAGTGCCCTCTACTGGATGGGAGTATTCGACCGATAAGGATCGGCTGACAGATAGCGTTTTCACCACAGCCTGCCTAAAGTCCACGAACAGAATCGGGTTTGCCTTCCCCTATGAGAGCCCAGACGGAAGTTTTGGCCAAGTTTGCTTTCGCAACAAAGAGGGAAAGCTGGACGGGTATTTTCAGGTAAGCAAGGGCCAACTGATGTGCAACTTCCTGAGTTGCCCGATGCAAACACGCTTCGACGATGGCGCTGTGCAGACTCGTCACGGGCTCGCGTCGAAAGCGGGAAGCATCGACATCGCGTTTTTTAGTGACGCAAGCGCAGTTTTGAAACAGCTCGAAAAAAGCCACCGGGTGCGCGTTGCTATGAACTACTACCAGAGCGGACAGAACACTTTTGATTTTTCCCCGCAAGGACTAGACGAGTCGAAACTCGTCGCGAGCCGCTAACCCATCTGCCCGTTAGCCACCGCGGTTGCGCCGCCCGACGCCTGGTCCTCCAGAATCGTGTGGATGATGAATTGCTTCATCTGGCTGTCGTAGCTAACCTGTGAAGGCTGCGCCTGCACCGGCTGGCTGCTGTTGTTGATGATGTTCGTGGTGACGTTCGGAGCGCCGCCCCCGCCTGAAGACTTCGCGATCTGCTGCAAAGTTGATGTGGGCGAAATGTGGCCACCAACCCCCGGCGTGAATGGCTCCGGACCGTTCTCGCCAACCAAGTACGTCTTACCAGCTTCAACCGGTCCACCAGACGCGCGGGCACCGGAGAAGAGACTGGACGCCTGCTGGACGCCTTTATCGCCACCTACCGCGCCCGCGATCATTGGCAGCAGCCACTTCTGCTCAGCGAACTTGATGGCCATCTGAACTACGTCTTGTTCGATTCCTTTCGCCATCTCGTGGAAGGATGTTTTGCCTTTCACCGTCTCCTCGGCGAGCTTGTCGATCATAGACCCGATGCCTTTGATGAGTTCTTCCTGTGGCTTCGCATCGATTTTCTTATCGGGCGTGCTGAGCTCTGTGATCTGCGTATGTAGCTGCTTCGACTTGGTGAGATACTCCCCACCGAGTTCCTTTGCTAACTCGTCATAGGCAGCGACGAGGACTTTGAGTTGCTCTGCTTCCGCCTTATTCAGAGCATTGATCTCACCTATGGTCTCTCTCTTCAACCGCGGGTCCTTCTTCGCAGCATCGGCCAAGGCATCCACAGCAGCCTTTTCCTGCTCCGTCGAGGCGGTGATCTGCTTACTTATGTCCTCGATGCGGAGCTTAGCGGCTGCGATCTGACCTGCATCGCGAATCTGCTGTGCTGCAAGATCTGCACCTGGACCGCCGACACGAATTCGCCCTTGGGCTTCGAGTTCGTGCTGTCTCGTCAGAAGAGTGATCTGCGCAGCAACACCGCGGCCCTTTTCCTTTTCGAGGTCTGCTGCGGCTTTTAGATTCATCAGTTCGGCGGATGCCGCACCACCAGCAACTTCTGCGCCATAGGCTGCTTTCAGTTCCAAACTTTTCGCTTGCAGCTCGTTGAGCTTGTCCTGCACTTCCAGCAATTGTCGCTTGGTCTGATTCTCCTCGCTCGAATTTCCAGACTTATCGCGGTGAAGCAGCTTGTCTGCCTTTTGTTTCTCCTCTAAAGCCTGCAATGCGACTTGTTTATTTTGCAGGCCCGATATCTCGGCGTCGATCTCGTCCTGCTGCGCTGCCAACTTCATCGCATAGAAGAGCGCATCCGAGATCATCTGCTCCTTGTGGGCAGCCTCCACCTGCGCGATGATCACCTGATCAGCATTCCGTCGAGCATCGGCTTCGTTCTTACCAGCCTGCGCCAGAAGTTCCGCGAGAGATCTATCGATCGCGTCGCCTGATTTCCGTTTTTCTCCCTGCTGCATCAGAGTGGGATCATCGCTGCCACTCTCAGAAGGCTTTGGTGCTGCGTGAGTCGCTTGAAGCTTCTGAACGAAGGCGTGGTAGTCCGTTTCGGCCTGCTCTCGATCTTTGAGCGCAGCCTTTTCAATGGCAACCTGATCTTTATAGCCCTGCGCAGCGCGCGCGCGGGCTTCCGAACCAACATCCAAAACGGATGCAATTTTTCGCTCCGTGCCGTTGACCAACGCGCCAAGAGCCTCATACTCGTCGTAAGCCTGCCGGAGGAACTTCACCAGGTAAGCGACAGCTTCTGCTACATAGGTGATTGCTCCGCCCGTCCAGTTACCGGCCGCAGCGAAGGCGTTCTCCTTTCCAGTGACGGAGGTGAGCGCTTCGCCGAGATTGCTAAGAGCTGGCTCTAAACCACTAACCAGCCCTAGTGCCATCCCCTCAAGTGCTCCGTGCAGTTTTACGGAAGCCTGATGCAGAGCCTCCATTTTAGCGACGCCCTCTTCGTCCAATACAAGACCGAGGGATTGCGCCTCTGCCCTGAACTCCTCAATTCCCGCCTTTCCTTGATTGAGAATAGGAATAAGCGCGAGGCCACCTTTACCAAACAGGTCGACAGCAGATGCCGCTTTCAGCGGACCGTCAGCCATTGACTTGAAGCGGTCAGCCACCAACCCCAGCATCGTGTACATATCGCCGCCAGAGTCTTTTACTTGGCGCTGCGTTATACCTAGCCGCCCAAATGATTCGACGGCTTTCTTTGTACCTTCATCTGCATCGCGGATGTCTGTAGAAAACTTCTTGAAGCCCTTCGTTAGAGCCTCAAACTCCACTCCCGTCGACTGCGCCATGTACTTCATGACGGAGAGATTCTGCGTCGAAATTCCGGTCTGTTCATGGAGGTGCCCGAGTTCTACTCCCAACTCGACCGCACCGCCAACCATCTCCTTTAGTCCTTCGATCGCTTCCCGGATACCTATATAGATGCCGACGTTCTCTAAGGTGCTCGCGACTCGCTCCATGGCGTGCTCTATGCCAGAACCTTCCTCCGCCGCCTTGGCACGCGTCTCTGCAAGCTGCTCGCGCACCATCTCGAGCGCATGCCTCGCGCTCTCGCCGTCGCCCTCAATCTTGATAACGATGTTCTTGCCAGCCATCTAGTCGCCTTCCAGCAGGTCCATCTGCCGCGGTGCTGTGGGCTGCGAAGGCTTGGCTTTCTTCGCCAGCTTCGCAGCCCGGTCCCTCTTCTTGAGCAACTCCTCGACGCGCCGGTTGCCCGCCTTCATGCGCGCTTCCATGCTGTCGCCATCGGACTCCTCTTCACCCAGCAGTTGCGCCGCGGTGATGACGGTGCCACTCTGTGCGGTCAGCAGCCAGGACATCCAGTGCGCCTGTCGGCGATAGTCCGCGTCTACTCGGGCGTAGAACCCTTGTCGTGCGAGGGCAAGTTCTCGCCAGGTGCTGTGCCAGAAATCAGAGATGGACCAGCCGAGCTGCCCGAGCGCGAACCTTTGCGCGTCGTCGAAGTCATAGCCGCTGCCGGCATCTCCGGTTCCTCGCCTGCGGAACCTTCCTCGACTGTCCCGTTCGCGCTCGGCTGGCTGCTCTCGCCGGGCGCCTGCTGTTTTCCCGGCGCGACATAGGTGGCACCGGTGAGCGCCATGACGAGCGCATCGAAGATCTTCTTCATCGTCCAGGGACGAATCTGCGCGGTCGCAAACTCGAGCGAAACCTCTTCGCGATTCTCGCGTGCCTCAGCCTGCAGGCCTTGCCAGAGGAAGTAGGGGACCGCTTCAGGGTCTTTGAGCTTCACCTTGACGCTCTTGTCGGGCATCACCTGAACCTCATACAACGCGGCCATGAACAGCGGGCCGTATTTGTTGGTGAGTTCGAAGGTGGCAATGTGGTCGAAGAAAAGGATGCGCTCACGGTCGAGCTTGACCGGGTGAGCGCCACGCTGGAGAAGGAGGGCGGATGTCATGAAGTGGATGTACTCTCAGTCGATGGAATCGGTCAAAAGGGCAACGGGCACCCCTCGGAGAGAAGGGATGCCCGTCACGTTTCAGCGGGGACCAAGCCGCTGAAGGTTAGTCGATGCCGAGGCCTGATGCGGGAGCCGTCTGCGCAACGAAGGTGAGCGGGCCGGTGCCACGGAGCGAGACATCGAAGCCGACAACCTTGCCGACACCGCTGCCCATCGTGACGCCGTCGATGTATGCCTTGCCATATGCCGACTGAAATCCCGTTCCCACCGTGGGGAAGAAGTTCCAGTTCACAGCTCCGGTCTTGGTGGACATCGGTGCGATGATGTTCGTGGCCTGGCTGGTGTCGCCGTCGATGAAGATGTACTTCGCCTTTGCCGTCCAGTTGTCGGTCGAACCGAGGTACGTTTCGTGGCCAGCGTCATCGGTGGTCGTCGCGTCCAGGGTCTTCGCCTTCCAATCGATCGTGAAGTCTGTAAGGCCGACAACCTGTGTCGACGTGCCTGCGGCGCCTACCTGCGTCTGTGCCAGGTCGCCTGCGATGCGGGTTGGGGTGCCGGTGGGCATGGTGTTTCCTCCTAGTAACTTGCTACGCTCGGGTCTGTCCGAGAGGTGCTGAATTCAACTTCGTACGTCACGGCAAGGGCAACGGTGTCGAGCTTGCCCTTTTCAAACTCCCACTTCTGTCCAACTTCGCGGATGACCTTCACGAGGCCTCCGAGTTTGGTATCCGCGAAGAGCGCCTTCTGGCCCTCGACATAAAGCGGGTCGACGATCACATCACACTCATCCACCGCCTGACCTACGTGCCGAACGACGAAACGGAACTTGCGGTAGATGCTGTCCGTGTCGGTGTAGTCGGGCTGGCCCTCATCCGGAATGACATTGAAGGCAGGAAGCTGAGCCTCGCTGTAGGCAGAGAACCGAGTACGCGACGCCACCGCTCCGGCTTTGCCGTTGAGCAGCGTGACGACCGCGGCGATGACCTGCGACTGAATGCTCGGCACTACGTCCCTTTCAACTCGATACAGACAACAGAACCGTCGCCCTCGGCCGTGACCTCTGCGACCGTGTAGACCGTGCCGTCGACGGTGATCGTGTCATCGTTCGTCGGCATCGGCGAGAATGCGTTGTAGGGCAGCCGCACGGCTGGCAACTCTGTCTCTACGCCACCGAACCCGTGTGAGCCGAGCTTGATTTCGAGCGGCCGATCAAAGTTGCCTTTGGCGTTGTTGCCGCCAAAGGCGACGGCGACGGAGAACTCGTCGAAGAACACACCGAGATCTTCGTCACCGAACGCCATGGGCTACTTATCCTTTTCGACGACGGTTTCATCGTCTTCGGCGAGCTCGGCCTGCAGCCCCGCGACGAGCGTATAGGCGTCGTTCTCGGGGACGCGGTAGGTCTTGCCCTTGGTGAGCGGCGTACCGCCCGGTCCTAGGCACGGCATGAGAATCTTGATAGTGCGGAGGTTATTGGTACCCGCCTGAACGGTGGTGATAGCCATGATTGCGACTCCTGAAGCGAGATGGTGTGGCTGAGCGAAGCGGCGGGGTGCAGCATAGAGCCACACCCCTGGGGTTTACTGCGGGATGCCGTCGAGGTTGACCGAGAAGGCCTGCGGATACAGGACACCGACATCGACGAGGAAGTTCGCGATGATGTTGATGAGCTGCTGGCGCGCCTTCGTGTACGGGTCGACGATGATCTCCATCGCGCCCCATTCGGCAATCGTGAGCCATCCCCAGTACGCGGCGATGGTGGCGTGGCAGGTGCCGCTTGCCGTGCCCTTGGTGAGGGTCTTAGGCAGCAGGTTCGACCAGTAGGCATCGTGGCCGTTGACGCGACCCTTGCCATCCTGGCCGTAGGTGAAGGTCGGGAGAGCAATGGTGTTCGACAGCTCCGGCGTCTTTGCCAGGTAACCAGCGTTCTCGGGCGTGAACAGATACTTCGCGTCGCCCTGCATATCGGCGTTCGCGACCTGGATGGCCGTGAGCATGTCGACGCAGGTGCTCTTCGAGATCTGTCCACCGTTGGTGCCGATCGCGATGTTGTGGACGCCCGTGGTACCGAGGACGCCGACGGGAACCGCGCTGCCGCCCACGTTGAGCGCAGCCTTCTCGATGCCGATGGCAGCCTGTGCGACGAGTGCGTTACGCAGCTTAGCTTCGAGATCGATGGAGCTTTGCTGCATCAACTGACGCGACCAGCTCGTCGAGGCCGTCGCTCCGAGAGGGCTGAACGGCACCTGCGCGAAGGTAGGGTCAACGTCTGCGTTGTCGACGCCCGGATTTTCACCGACCCAGTTGAAGCCGACATCGCCGGTCATCTTCGGCAAAGCGAAGTTACCGGTGCAACCGCCGAGGAAGTCAGCGCCGAGCTTCGTGAGGCGAAGCGCGGGACGCAGAATGTCCAGGAAGGTCCCGAGCTCGGTGGCCACGGTAGCACCGCCGCCGGTCGTGGAACCAGGCGAGCCAGCCGTTACCGCGCGCAGACGACGCTCGGCTTCGGTGAGGCGAAAGACGGGCTCATTCGTCGGGATGAAGATGCCACCAGTATCGCGACCGAGAGTCTTTGCGATGGTGTTCGAGATCTCGCGCTCGAGGCCAGCCTCTTCAGCCTTCGTCCCAGCGGGTGCCGAGATCGAACGCATGATGCGAAGAAAGCTGTACTGGCCGCGCTCCTTATCGGACAGCACGACAGGGCTACCGGACTGCAGGGCGGGGTTCAACTCGCGCTGCTTGTTGAGGACCATCGCGGCAACGGTGTCGCGCTCGGTGCCTTCACCGATGGCCTTGTCTGCAACTTCGCGGGTGACGATGTCGGGGTACTGACGGGCGAGGAGAGCGATGCCAGCGGTGCGCTCGCGTTCCTTCTTCATGTTGTCGGCGCCTACTTCGATTTCGGGGGGCATATGTCTCTCCTGTATCGGTTCCGGGGTGACCGGAGGGGTTGCCGGTAGGCCTGCAAAGCGCACCGGGTACTGCGGAACTGTCGAAAGGTCGCGACCAACGCCGACCGAGGGATCTGCTGGGATGGCGACGAAACTTACCTCAACCGGCTCCCAGGAGTCTGCCTCATAGGTGCCGAGGTAGTTTTCGTCTTCGTCGTCGGTGGGGTCGATGTCGGCGACTCGGCTTTCACTGTGGACGATGTAGCCAACGGAGATGAAAGGAAGCGTACCCTCCCGGACTTCGGTGGCAGTGTCCTTCCCGAACTGAGTAGAGTTGAATCGGACATTGCCGCTCCCTTTCTTGTCGGTGATCTGACCGTCCTGCAAGATGCCCGCGCGCTGGTTGATGTCGTGATTCACCAGCACGGAGATACCCTGACTCAGGCGGTCAGTTTTTACCGCTTCGCCAGAGTGCTTGAGGACTTCGTACCACCAAAGGCCACCCCAGCTCATGCGCTTCACTGGATTTGAGGAAGAGAATGAGATCGCAACGAGAGTCTGGTCCGCGCCTTCGGCAGGAGCTTCGGCGCGAAGGTCGAACGCGCGATGTTGCATGGGTAGCTTCGCGGGCAGCTGCTTCTCGAAGCGGGTTTTCAAAGTGGTAGGAGGCATCGCGCCATGATGATTACGGGCGATGCCTACTTTGTGTCAAAACAGCGTCAAACGCAGCTATTCCCACTCGGGGATGGCCACCGTCTTGCCCGCGAGATCATGGGTGCAGTCGGGAAGAAACTGCATCATGCCATCTGTAATGAACGAGTGACAGACGGTGGCGCGGCTGTCGATCTTGCCACCGGGAATCTCCCGCCGATGGTTGATCCAGTCCTGATATTGCTGTTTGCCTAACTCGGTGAATTCGCTAGAGTGAATGAGCAGTGACGGGCTAAACGTCCGCGCATCGACGCTTCCGTTCCATTGCCATCCTGCTCCGTTCTCGAACTTCCGACCATTGACGCGAACGGCGTGGCCGCACTTGCAGCCAGGACAGTGGAACACGTACTCGTTATCTGACATCTGGCTGATCTTCGCCATGGCTCAATCCTCCAATTCCCCGTCCTCTTCGGACTCTGCTTTGAGCAGCAATCGACGCATCGCCATCAAGGCACGGGTGCCGAACTTCTTCACCAGACGGGCCGCGCCAGCATCGGCATTCGCAGCAGGCTGAGCGTCGTCGTCGGCGGTGTCGGCAACGCCCTTTGTATCGGTTCCGAGCTTCACGCCAGACTCGGTGATGTAGTCCTGCTCGTACTTGATCTCGTCGATGGTCTCCTCAAAGTCGTTGCCGTTCTCGCCCATCTGCTGCGACTTGGTGACATAGCCGTTTTCGTTGGCGAGGACCGCGGCCTGAATGTCCTTGAGCGGGTCAACCCAAGGCCAGCCGCGGGCATGCCAGTTGGCGTAGCCAAAGTAATCAGAGGGCAGCCCGTCGAGTTTGATGATGCCCGCCAGCCATGCGTTCTCGAGGAATCGCTCGAAGATCGGCTGGCAGAAGTTATCCTTCATCACGCTCTGCTCAGTCTTCCAGGTATCGCGCTCATCGAGGAGTCCGGCTCGAATGCTGGAGTAGTTCACGCCCTCGCGATCGTTGGCGAACGCCTCATAGCTGACATCGAGTCCGGCGCCAGCCATGCGAATCTGCGACTTCATGAAGAAAGGGAAGGCATGCGTCGGGTGTTGTGCATCCCAAGGCTTGAATGAGACGCCGGTAGGCAGTTCCTCAAGCATCCCGGGCTCGGCCTTCATGATGAGGTTATCCTCGGCATCGCGCTCGCCCTCGTAGCCGGCGGAATCAGCGGCTCGCTCGAAGAAACCCTGCTTCTCAGCTGCCGTGCGTGCGGCAATAACTTCGGCCTCGGCGTACTTGCCAATCATGTGGATGGGGAGCATGGAAGGAGCCATCTCCGGGAAGCCACGGGTCTGCCCAACGCGCTGCTCAACGTAAAGCTGGATGATGTCACGCGCGTCGACGCGGATACGGAAGCGCGGAGCGCTCGACATCTCATCCGGATGCCGGTTCCACATGTAATAGGCTACCGGCTTGCCATACGGGTCGACCTCTACGCCCATGCGCACCTGGTTGCCATTGGGCATCGTGTACAGGAAGAAGTCCGAATCGAGCTGGTCAGGGTCGAAGAACTGCAACGCCAGATTGAACGGGTTGCGGTCGTAGGTGACCAACCGGACGATTGCTTCGCCGTCTCTCTTCCACTGCTCCACGGCGAACCGCTGTGCCTGCGACATGGACATCTTGCCGGTTACCGTGCAGACCTTTTTGTCGCAGAAGATCTTCCACGCGGCCTCGATCTCAGCATTCAGCTTTTTATTGAGCTTCTTCCCCTTCTTCATGGGGACCTTCATCTGCAGCGTGATGCCGTCAGGCCCGACAATGTTCTTCTTACACATCCGCAGGTACTTCTGGCCGAGCGGATTATTGGTCGACAGGCGACGAGCACGAGCACGCAGTGGGCGTAGCTTGCCCCATAGGTCAATGTCTGCCGACGTGTTGTAGATGCCCCAGTCTTCCGTGAGGCGTGACGGACGTGCGGCTGCGAAGTTGCCGTTGCGCTGCCTTGTGGGCGCCGCAGCAACCGTCGCGCGGGCGAGCATCAGCTCGCTACGGGCGGACGATAGATCAAGGGGTTCAAGTGTCATTTAGAAGTGGACCGCGACCCGGCGCGAGCGCGGACGCTCACCCCTGTCGAACCTTTCCTGCCGCACTTTGCCCTCGTAGAGGGTGCGCAACTGCATGAGCTCAGTGAGACTGAAGCGGCGCAGCATACGTCCGTTGATGGTGTACTCCTGCACACCGTCGCCGCCGCGGTTCGCCAGCATCGCCTCAATGTTCGCGAGGGCGATCTCGTTGGGCGAGCGCGTGTCCTGTGGCGCCGTGGCATCGAGGATGTCGATCTCGATGAGGACGGTTCCCACATCCAACGTCGTTCGTTGCCCAGAATTTTGAAGGACTGCCAGCCAGGTATACGTACCCGGCGCCCACAGCTTTGTCTCTGTCGAGGGGATCGCAACGGCGAAACCTTCGCCAGCGGCGGTCACATCACCCGAGGCGACGACAATGCGGGACGTGGGCGAATTGAGGACGTAATTCAGCGTCCAGCCGTCGGCAGAGTTGATTTTCGGGAACAATCGCGTCCACGTCAGCGAGTCGCCCGCGATGACGCGGGTTGGCTCGGGTGGAACGACACTACCTCGGACAATGTAGGCTTCGACTGGCACCCTAAGGTGATAAATGCCATCTCTCAGAATGGTCAAAGAAGCGAGATTTGAGACGATTACGAAGAAATATCTACGAATTCCAGTCTCTGGCGCGAGTTTTTCGATTCGCAACCGACTTCTGTGCAGGCTGCGGTTTTCCGAGAATTACAGGGATGTCGTCATCGGGCTCGCGAGCCGCTTTCTCAGGGGCAGGTAAAGCTGCAAGCGGTTCCTCGGCCACCTTCTTGGCCATGGACTTCGCCAGGCGCTTCCAGTTCACGTTGAGATCATCGAGAGCGGCCATCGCGTATACACGGCAGTCGAGCACCTCGTTACGATCGCGCTTCTTCACCCATTTACGGACCGGCGTCATCCCATCCATCTCGGTGATGAGCTTTTCGGCGGTGAGCTGCTCGAAGTACTCCTTGTCGAAGGTCTTCCGCTCGATAGCGACGCCCTGCTCATTCTTGAACGCCGAGGGGAAGTGGCAATAGCCGGGGCCGATGGTCTCCACCTTCAGGTTGGCGTACAGCGCTTCCTTGGCAGCATCGATACCGACGATGCGTAGGTCGACGCGGGCGCGGTGAGTTCGTGACTGTGCGCGTGGCTTTGTGAGCGGTACGCCTGTGCCTGACTGGCCCTTGCAGGCGTAGATGCGGCGAGGCTGAAGCGGTCGCACGAACTTATAGACCTGCTTCGCATGGAAGCCAGAGTCGACGAACGCCGAAGCAATACGGAGCCGTGCGCCGTTTTCATGGCGGTATCGACGATCGAGCAGTATCTCGCGAAGCTGAGCCCAAAGCTCCGGCAAAGCCGGGTTGCCGCGCAGGATGATGTAGTCGAGCGACCATGACTCGTCTTCGACTCCCCAGCCGACGACCTCGCACTCAACGCGATCGGCCTGCACGTCGACGCCGGCCGTGATGACGAGCACGCCAGCGGGAGCCTCCGCTTCGTACAGAATGCGCCTGGCATAGAGAGCCGCGTCGCCGACCGACTCGCCGACGATCTCGAAGGTTCGCGCGAGACGAGTGTTCCAAAAGGCCTTGCGTAGTTGAGGCTGACGATATTTTTTGAGCCAGTCCTGAATGACCGCGGTCCATGACATCCACGGCGAGTACAGAACACTAAGGTGAAACCCTGCCGTTTTCCCGTCACCGCCACCAGGATTGGTCGCTCGCCACTCTCCCAGGCGTAGCATATCGGGCTTGTCGTCCTCGGTGATGCTGCAGCCGTTGACGCAGACGTAATAGCACTCTTCCGGTAGGTGTCGCGCGGCACCGGTCTTCGGGCTGGGCCATTTCAGGGATTCCCATTCAATCGTCTGGAATTCCCCGCATTGTGGACATGGGACGAAGAATTTGCGCTGATCGCTCTCGTTGTAAAGCTTTTCAATACGACTGGCGTTCTTGATGCTGGGGGTGGAGCTGTATAGACGCTTGCGGTTCCAAAAGTTGGTGGTACGGGCCTCAGCCAGCGTGATGGGATCGCCTTCAGAACCGGCCGAGGCAGGGTAGCCGTCGATCTCATCCATGATGAGGATGCGGACCGGGCGGCTAGCCAATCCGCGGGGAGCATTCGCGCCGGCCAGAGCTAGGAAGCCGCCCGGGAACTGTTTGTTGAGCAGGGTGTTGTTAGTGTCCCTAGTGCGGGGCGAACCGAAGAGCGGGGTGATCTTTGGCGTGTCACGGATCGCAGTGGCGATGCGCTCCTTCGAAAGATCCTCGGCGTTCTTTTCCGAGGGCATGACAAAGAGAATCGGGCTAGGGTCCTGATCGACGAAGTACCAGAGAGTGTTGAGCTCGCTGGCGGTCTTACCGAGCTGCGAAGCGATCATGTAGACCGCCGTCTCGATATTCGGGTCGTTTACCACGTCCATCATTTCGCGCTGGTAGGGTGCGCGATCGGTGCGCCACGGTCCCGGCTCAGGTGAACCCTCACGAGGTAGTACGGCATGTTTGTCAGCCCACTGCGAGACCGTCATCTCGGGTGGCGGAGCGAACAAACTCAACCCCGCGCTCAGCGCGTCGGTGAGGCCAGCCAAACTCTCAGGACTGGACGTAACGCTACTCATCGGCTGCTACCTCCGACGGCGCAGCCGCAGGGTTGATGCGAGAAAGCCTACCGCAAAGGTCACGGGCGCTGGCCGTGAGAACGGAGAAGAGCTGGTTTCTGTCCTTCACCCCAAACACGCGGCCGATCATGACCGTGGGCCACGCGAGGATTTCGGTGCGGAGCGAGGCGACGGTGTCCTGCATCATCCGCCCGGCATCGGCGACGGCGACAACCTCGCGGCGGCGGGTCGCAAGATCCAGCTCTTTCAGGTCAGCTTCAGCAATCGTCTTTCGTGTGAGAGCTGCATCGAAGGTCTCAGGAGGAACGACGAGATCGTCGGTCACAGTGGTGGATTTTTTAGGAGAGGAAACCGGTGTCAAATTGGATTTCCGCCCGTTTCCGTCCTGCTCGGCCTTCATCTTCACGTACCAAGGGAGCACCTTAGACCACTCAAAGCGCCTGCCTCTTTCATCAGAGATTGAAGGCATCCCTTTTTGATTTAGCCAGTTACGGATTGTCCTTGGGTCTACCAGCAGCAGTTCCGCAACGTCCTCGGTGTCGAGAAGCTTGTCGGGATCGGCCTGGTTGGTCGTCGGCATGGCGGAAACGGAAATGAACTCAATTTGCGCCTGTCGCTAGGCCGACCCCGGGCTGGCGCGTCACCCGCATCGCGTCATGTTGTGGGAGGACCCGCGACCGCTAGCCCCACCGGATGTATCTACTTCGCTTGCCGATGTACTTACGGTTAGGACTTCTGGATAGACCAGCCGTTGGCCGTGCTGCCCTCGGGCAAAGCGACGATATCCAAGCCGGCTGGTCGAGTAGTGTATGCACCTTCGAGGCCGATGCGGTCAAACCAGAGAGGGCACAGGCCTATTCCTCGATACGGTCATACAGCGCATACTGGTCGCCATGGTCGATGCCAGCAATGTCTTCGTAGTCCTCGTAGCTCACCAGCGGCAGTACAAGCTGCGACCCGATCGGCCATGCAATGCCAGCACACGTCAACACCATCGCGCGACGAGCGAACATCACCTTCTGCGTCCACGACCACGCCGCAACTCGCAGTGCGTCGTCGATCTCCTGCAATAGCTTCTGGCGCTCTTTAGCGGCATCCAAATCCAACCAGCTACAGGCGGCAGCAAACGAACGTTCCCATTCATCCTTGTCATTCTGAGAGGGATTGTGGTCAGCGATCCACCAGCGCGCCAGAATGGCAGCATCCGTTTGCACACCAAACCGTGTCTTCTTTGCCTCAGCGACAGCCGTGTTGATGTACTTGCGCCACAGCAGCAGCGACGGATCAGCCATCTGACCTTTGCGCGGTGCTGTCGAGGCAGATATGGCACGGGTCAAGGACCGGTTATTCAGGCTTGCATTTACCTGGACTTGAGGAATTCTAACTGTCATGCCGCTGCCTCGTCTTTCCCTTGCCATCTCACCTGCACCACTTTGCCGAAGTACTTCTGCATCAAGCCCTCGATGCGTCTTCGGTAGATCGTGAATCCACGCGCCGACATGGCTGGATCATCCGAGCCCAGCACCAGACGCACGTCGTTTTCGCGCCCTTCGGCACTTTCAAAGTCTTCCAGCGACACTGAGGCGAAGTACTGATCCCACTCGCTGCCACCATCGCGCAGGTTGGGATGTCCTTTGGTTCCAAACGCTAGCGCTGCGCCGATCAGCGCGATGTGGAGCTCTTTCAGAACACCGTCGAACGCAGCGCGATAACGCGACAGCCCTGGCAACTCAATCGCAGCGCGCCGAAGGGCAGGTGCAGTCGACGGTGCAGGTTTTTCATCCACAGCTTCCACAGAGAGCGAAGCCACCCCGCAGGGCGGGGTAGGGGTGGGTATGTCTTTCTTTGTTTTTGTCTTTAAGTCTTCTTCCTTATTAGGCGTACGGAATTCCGTACGCCCCTGTGCGGAATTCCTCACACCCTCGTACGGAATTCCGTACGCCCCCTGTGCGGAATTCCGTACACGAACTCGCTTAGCCCTCGTACGGAATTCCGTACGCGACTGTGAATCCTGTGGATTCTGTGCATTATCGGCAACAGCATCCTTAGCGTGCGTGATGACGTAAATCGGAGGGTCGTTTGGGCGCTTGCCAGGCTCAGCAGAAACCAATCCGAAGCGTTTCAACGTGTCGATGGCATTCTTCGCGGAGTCGACGCTAATACCCAGCTTCTCCGCGATGCCGCGAAGCCCAATGCTGGGATTTGCCGAGATCGTGAGCCTCTTCAGTAGGTGATATACACCGAACGCGAAGATGCCGATCTCAGAGGCAAGCTGATCCACGAGCTCGTTGTCCGTGATGTAGAAACCGTCCGGTCGGTTCTGCCGTATTTGATGTGTTACTTCCTTGCCCATTGCCGCAACGCTCCCTAAACTGCTCTGAATCCTGCTTCGTTCTTGATTTTGTTTCGTTCTGCGAAGACCGCTGCTGGCTTTGCCAGGACGCGATGTGCCTCTTCGTTCTCGCACTCGTCTGCGCTCAAGCCAGCGGCCTCTGCGAGCGCAAGCGTCGTAACACCCACACCACCCAACTCCTGCGCGAGATCGCCCTTAGGACGACTCCAGATGTAATCAAGCAGTTTGTGAGCCATTGCAAGGTCTACGCCTGTTGTCTGCGCCGTCTCGGCCGCTTCCTCCAACAGTCTGAGACCGCGCTGTGGCAGCGATATACCTTCTTCAATGCCAAACGCCCTGCGGCACCACGACGCGACTGTTGCCTGTCGTCTATCGCGGTCGAGAATGTGAACCTTCCGTGCGGTCTTCGCCATGTACTTTCTGTCCTCTCCTTTTGAGATAGCGAGGGATGGCAAAACCACTCCTCGCTGGGTTGTTAGTTTGTTGAGGCTACGTCAGTAACCGCTTCTACCGGTTTCGCCGTGCCGATGTGAGCAGCCTCGTCGACCTGTGCAACCGGTGTGGCGAGCTCATCAGGCTCATGGCTATCGTGGACCGTGGCTGTGATAGCCTCACCGCAGTGAGCGCAGTAGTCGCCAGAGGCATCGGCAGAGAACGGATGAGGATCGTCGACATCGGCCGGGGGAGTTGGCATGGCCGCTTCGACGGGTTCGAGCGTCACGGTCAGGGTGAACTGCTCACCGCCAGTGAGTTCAGCTACCAAAGCCGGGTCAGTAATGCTGAGCTTGCCGTCACCATCGACGGCCTCGAGGACTGCGGTGGACTTCGACACACCAGCGTCGGTGTCGATCTGTATATGTTTCACTTCAAAGACTTTCTGAATCATGGAGTCCTTCCTTGGTTGATGGAGCGTTTAGAAGATGGCAGGAATCTGGGAGTTCGCCAGGGTAGAAACTGTTGGTTCCGCTGAACGCCCACGGAGGATCTCGTGCATCTGATCCAACGTGAACTGCGAAAGCAGAGCGCGCTTCAAAGCCTCAGCCTGCTGCTGATAGCCCAAGCGCTCTTCGCGCCAGTTGACGCAGTTGTGGCAGTACGGAAGGTCGTTAGAGGCGGTTCCGACAGCGGGATCGCCGCACTTCGTGCATGTCATAAGGCACATCCTTCTGGCCGAGCGGTGACGGCTGCAATCTGCGCCTTGTTCTTTGCTCCACGCTGACGGCTGCATGCAAGCAGCACAAGGTCGCAGAACTTATTGGCATCCTTCGACGAACAGCGCAGTACGTCTGCCGTCGATGGCAATACGTCATGCGGTGGCATCGCCTCCACACGCCGCGCCGTACCGGCAAACTCGGCGAAAAGCTCTTCAACGGCGTCATCGAAGACACTGTTCGTCCGGATAAGCGCAACGGCGTCCCACACATGTTCCAGTGCCTTCGGCACCATCACAACGTCGTTGAGCACCGTCACCTGCAGCGGATGTCGAAGCTCCATGCGGAACTTTAGGCGACTCGCGTGAGCCTCGTCGCAGCAAAAGATGAGAACGCGCTTACGATTGCGCATCAGTTCGACCCTCTGAACTGCGCCACGTTCGGGCAGGTTTCGTAATGGCTCTTGCAGCCGCTCACGTCATGGGGCATCGGGTCGAAGGCGGCTTTGCGACCCTTTGGCGTCACCCACCACTCGACCTCGCGCAGGCAGGCGGGGCATGGTCCGCTCTCACAAAACTTGTAGCTGCCATGCTCCATCCCGCGACGGGTGGATGGCAGCGTGACATTCACGCCAGCGGCCTTCTTAGCCGTCTCGATGTCCAGTACTTTCTGGGCCTCGGCGGTCTTGATGTTGTGGTCAAAGGTGTGGCGCGGGCAGAATGCGCTGCCGTCCTGCGCCGCGAGGCCACAGACAAAGACCTCCTGCTTCACCTTCTTGCCGTTCTTCTGTGGAACCAGCTTGTTCTTGGTCAATTGGCAACGTTGAGGCTCACCCATGTTCATCTCCCTGCTTTCTGCGTAAATCTCGATCGGTGTTGGAGGCTTGCGAACCTCGTCCAGGCGGTTGTGCAGTTCGGCGTCACACTCAGCGCAGACACGGGCAGCGATACCGGCAACAGTCACAACGCCGACTCCCGTGTCTTCCTCGCGTAAGTGCTCACACCGCTGCTCTGTCGTCATGACGCCGTGGCTAACTCCTCTGGCAAAGCTTCCATCTCGGGCGTCAAGTCGAAGAGCGTCGGAGTGTTCATCTCACGCTCAGCCATCTCTAGGTACTTGCAGCCGTCAAGAAAGTAGCCGTTGTTCAACTCCGCCGCCCTGCCCTTGCGCTTCAACTTCAGCGCGCGGTACGGCACCGTCATCAGACCGCCAAACGGGTCGTAGACCGTCTCCCCTGGCTCGGTGAACTGGATGATGGCTCGGTCGGCGATGTCGAACTGCATTGGGCATAGGTGCATCTCTTTGCCCTTGGCGTGCTGTGCGCCGTTCAGCGTTAGCATCCGCGTCACGTCGCTCCAAACCTCGGGGTGCCAGCTCTGTGGCTGCAGCAGCATGAACGTCACCGGCAAAATTCGCTTCGCCTCCAAGGCCTCGCCGAGCTTTACATGGTGCTCGAAGTCGTAAACATTCTCGAGGTTGTACTGCCGGAAGAGTTTGAAGATGGCGTCATGTGGCAGGGCTGCCAGCTCTTCTGGGGTCAGCAGGCGCTCACCGCTGGACCGCGTGAAGCCGTGCGCATCCACCTGCCAGCGCGCTCGCGAGTAGCCCGTACCGGGAGCGATCGGCAGATCACGCGAGAAAGGAACCTCTTCCCCATCTGCAGTCAGGCAGTTCGGCTTGCTCTTCTTTACCGGTTTGTCGGCATAACTGTTATTGCTCTCGCTGGGCGGTTTGCGGAACAGCAGCAGGTACTCAGGCATACCGACACCCATCTTTGTGCCGTCCTTGCACTGCTCACTCCAGCCGAGACGATACGTCTGGTTGTTCTCCCGCACCACGTCCGTCACGATGGTCTTCATGCCCATATAGGCGAAGCCGTGCTTCATGAAGTGCTCGGTGACGCGCATATGGAACGGGTAGACCGTCTGGAAGCCGAGGCCTGTCATGCCGCCCGGGACAATGCGGTCCTTTACGTGGATAGCGGCGACGCGCCCCGGCTTCAGCGTGCGCAGCAGTTCGGGCGTCAGGAAGTCCATCTGCTCGAAGAAGTGCTCATTCGAGTCGGTGTGGCCCATATCCGCGTAGTTCGGGCTGTATTCGTATTGCGTGCTGAAGGGTATGGAGGTCAGCACCAGGTCGACGCTGCCGGTGGCCATCTTCTTCGTCTCGGGGATGCAATCGTTGTGCGCGACGACATAGTTCTCGCCGCGGACCTCGACGCGCTCCACGCCCATCGACCGGGACAGCTCTTTCAGCATGTCGGCGTGGTTCAGGCCGTACTCTCGTATGATTTCGCTCATCTTTTGAACCGTCTCCTCGTATTGAGCCCACTTCTCCAGCAGCCGGCGCTTTACCTCACGCTCACTCTCTGCGTAGATCACGTCGACAATCACCGGCCGCGGTTGCAGGAACCGGTAGCAGCGATGGATAGCCTGAATGAAGTCGTTGAATTTGAAGCCGATGCCGACGAAGATCTCGCGGCTACAGTGGCGTTGGAAGTTGCAGCCGGAGCCAGCGATGACCGGCTTTGCGGCAAGGTACTGAATCTCGCCATCGGAGAACTGGATGATGGCGCGCTCACGCTCGTCGAGGTCCTGCGTACCGTACACGCTCACCGACTGCGGCAGAGCGCGCTCGATAGCATGGCGTTCAGCCTCGAGATCGTGCCATAGCAGAAAGTGCTCATCCGGCATCTGGCGGATAATCTGCAGCATCTTGCCGACCCGAGCATCAAGAGTGTCGCGCTTCTCACGCGCGGCCTGCACGACGCCCTTCACGGCGCCGCGGAACATTGAATGCTGGCCGTTGGTCTCCACCGTGGCCACGCTGTGGTCGACAGGAATCTCATGCCAGCGAACTTCCAGAGCTGGCAGAGTGTAGCCTTCGTCCGAGCAACCAATGTCGGACGGCTTCTGCAGGAATACCGCCCAGGATGCGACCCACAGCCAGAACTCGCGCACCTTGTGCGGGTGCAGGGTGAGCTGGTCGGCTTTCTCGCTGTTGCGTTTGAAGAAGCGCGTCTTCGCCTGCCCGACATCCATGATGCCGAGGAATGCGGCATACGCCAGCAGCTCGATAGTCTCGTTAGGGTCAGGGATGGCCGTGGCGACAAAGCGGTAGGCGACCCCTTCGTATACCCGCATGAACTCGCGGAACGTCTTTGTGCCGCCGAAGCCGCGCAGTACGCTCGCCTCATCCAGGCTGCACACGTCGAAGGCGGTTGGGTCGAGTTTGCCGTCGCGGATGGTCTCGAAGTTGGCGAGATACAGGCCTGGCTCCGAGGCATCGTCGATAGAGCGGATGAAGGTGATCTTCAGCCCGAGCATCTCGGCGTCCCGCTTGAACTCCTGCCGTACGCCGAGCGGCGCGGTTATCAATCCGCGTTTTCCACCACTCTTCAACAGGAGCAGTCGGCACACCTCAAGCTGAATGACGCTCTTCCCGAGGCCAAACTTGGCGAAGATGGCGCGGCGCCCGCCTGCCACAGCCCACTGCACAAGCAGCTTCTGGTGCGGCTTCAGGATGGGATTGATCTCATCGAGGGATATAGCGAAGCCCCAGCGCTGAGGGATAGGCAGTTTGGCCTCAAGGAACTTGCGGTACTTGGTCAGCATTGCAGTCTTAGGGCTCATGCCACACGCTCCGTCTCTGCGTCTTCCATCTCAATGGCTTCGGCTTTGTGGTGGTGCGGAACAAGCTCAGCAAGAATGGGGGCCGACAGCACCTCGCCCATGATGGGCGGTACGGCGTTGCCGATCTGCTTTGTCTGGTCGCTCTTGCAGGCCTGTGCGACACCCGTGCTGGTTCCGCCCGCTCCGCAGAAGTGGTCGGCGACGAAGATCGTCTTGGCTTTACGGCTCAAAGCGTCACCGCCTTAGCCAGGTACCCCTGCACAAAGAGCCACGCGCCGCATTCCAGGTAGGCATCGGCCATCTTGCCGTCGACGGGGTTCTTTTCGTTCAGGTGGTAGCGCGCGGCGCGCATCGCGTCGTCGCCGAGAGCGATGGTGCAGCTTGGGCAGAACGCGCGGCGCAGGCGCTTGGTGCGTCCACACACACAGCGGGTCTCCCGCAGAGTCTTTCCCATCGCTTCGATCTGGTTTGCGTTTGCCATTAGTCGTCGTCCTCTTTGTCGCCAGCGATATCGCAGCAAATCCCGTAACCGAGGCAGTTGATACACACGTTTTTCGTCCAGCATCCTTGGCATTTGTGAAGGTCTTCAGGTGCGTAAATGCCTTCGCAGATCGTGCAAGGAATGCCGTGCTCAACTTCGAGCGCCTTCTTCTCTGTCCCGTAATGCGCAACCATCGCCCTGTGGCGTGGACACATCCCATCGGGTTCAGGGACTCGCTTGCATTGCCGATAGAGTTGGTTCGCAACGCCGAAACTGCACTGGGGTGGGGCGGGGGGGGGATGGATAATCTCGCTCATGCTGCCTCCTCAAACTCTGCTGCCAGTTGGCCGACGAGCTGTCGCCCGTGGCGTGTCTTCGGGCTCAGGACCCGCGCGCGGCGGATCATGGAGCGTATCTGCGCCCACAACTCGTCGAACGCTTTCTCCTGGTCCTCATCGCTCACCGTCAGAAAGTAGCCAGCCGGCGAGCCCTTCGCACCCTTGCTGGTTCCGATCGGTATGTGCCACGTCTCGATGAGCGTCGCGACGGCGTCCGAGAGCATGCGGCGGTCCATGCGCACACCGAGCTGCAGAGCCTTCTCGCGGATCTGCGGCCCGGTGATTGCCTCGTTGCGCCCGAAGTGCCCATCGTCGCCTTTGACCTCGCCACAGAGCATGTCCAGCACCACGCGCTCACGCGGGGCCAGCTTGCCGCTGAAGCGGGCTTCGAAGATGACTGAGGTCAGTTCGGGCGTCATGCCTGCACCGCCGCTGGCTGTTCGCGCCAGATATAGGCGGTGTCGCCCTTGGTTGAGCCGTGGACCTTGAGGCCCATGGCCTTGCACTTCTTCCGAATCTCACGGGCCGCTGCCTGCGCCGAGCGCGGACTGCTCTCGCGGTAGGCTATGGCTTTGCCAGCCTCCAAGCCGAACACGCTGCCGACGATAGCGTCGAAGCGGCTGGTAGGAGATTTGCGCTTTGGAAGGTTGGCGATGGAGATGACGGCAACGTCGCCAACCTTCGCGAGCACCGGCACAGATGTTCCATGTGGAACAATCCCGCGGTCGATAGCCGTGGTCAGGAGAGTAGCCATATTCACCGGCTCTGCCTCTTCTTCATCAGAAGTGAGAGCAACTGTCGATTCCTCGGCGCGCACCTGCTCCACACTCTTCGGGTGCTTCATCTCAGCGGAACGCCAGCGGGAGCCGTCCCTCATCAGCGTGCCTACCTTCACGTAGTAGTGGGGAGAGCAGCGACCGGTGATGTTTGAACGGCCCATCCTGTTCTCGCAATCGGCCACCGCGCACTTAGGCATATCGCTCTCTATGGGCTGGCGTATGCGTGTCGCATCGCGCTGCAGCTTCGGCTGGAAGGCTGCGGCGGTCGTATTGCGAATGCTCCGCACGAGGGGAGCGTCCTGCAGTGCAACCCGCGGCAGGTTCGCAGGCTGAGAGTTCGCGCAGGGTAAACACATCGGGTCGCCGTCGACTTTCATCACAGCGGGGACGGGCTTGCCCTTCTCTCCGCAGGGTTGGCAGTAGAAAGTAGCCATGGCTATCCGAGCTCCGAAGCGCCGCCCGTGCCGGGTGTCGTGTCTTCTGTGCCGCTGCTGAACGTGGAACCGCCGAGGCTGACGACCGCACCGTCCTTATGCACGAACGTCGGGTCGCGGTAGTAGTGGAGTTTCAGTTGCCACTTCACCCTCACTCCCGGGCGAAGCAGCAGAACGTACTCCAGCGCCAGACTGATGAGCCGTGCCGCTGCCATTCGTGGCGAGATGTACTTCTCTACATCCTTGGGAATCCGTTGCTTTCTCATCGGGTCTCTCCTTCGCCGGCACGACCTTCGCCGGTGTGTGTCTCTGGTAGTGGCAGCGCCAGCACAGCCAGCGCAGGTTCTCTACTCGGTCATCCCGCAACTTCCGCCTGCTTCGGTGGTCAGCCTCTCCGGCTCTCCATCGCAGACTTCCATCGGGGTACTTCACGGCGTGGAGCGGAGCCTCGCGGTAACAACATTCGCAAAGCCCCTTCTCCCGGTCGTAGACCTTGCGGCGTTGCAGCTCCCACGCTTCCCGGGTGTGGCAAATCAGCCTGCCGTCGTCGGTGATGGTGGTTTCTGGCAGCCCCGGTCGGCGAGGCCTGAAGCGGTTGAGCATTATGAGTACTTAGCGCTCAACCACCACAGGAACCCGAGAACGATCAGCAACACGCCGGTCCAGAACGCGTTGATGATCTCCTTGCGGGTCACCGCTTCGCCTTCTTCTTCGCCGGAGTCTTCTTAGCGGCTTTCTTCACCGCCTTCTGGGCCTTGCTGATCGCCTTCACCAGCGGCTTTGTGTCGACGGTGAGCTTGACCGTGAGCTTTTCCGGTTTAGCGTCTTCTACGTCGACACCGCGGAGCTTGCCCCACTCGAGCACCAGCTCCTCAGTCACCTTGGCAGCAGTGCTGTTCTCTGGCGTCATGCCAGGACGAAGGTGCATGAACCATTGCTCAGCCGGGCTGCTGGGGTTGTGGGGAAGGTTCTTGCATCCACCCTTCTCTAACGTTCCAACGAGACATGCGCATGAACCGGAGTAGGTGCTGCCGTCAATCTTGCCCGCGCGTAGCGCCTTCAATAGGTACGGAGCCTCAGCCTTTGCGGAGTCGAGGATCATGAAGAGGTCTTCGCGGACGTTTGCGCCAGCCAGGCACGCGCCGTCTGGCAACTTAGAGTTCGGGCGCAGATATGTCACGGAGCCGACCTTCGTTTCTTTCCCGATGCTGGACCCGTAGCCGATGCTGGACCCGTCGCCGATGCTGCACCCGTCGCCGATGCTGGACCCGTAGCCGATGCTGGACCCGTCGCCGATGCTGGACCCGTCGCCGATGCTGGACCGCGAGCCGATGCTGGACCCGTAGCCGATGCTGGACCCGTCGCCGATGCTGCACCCGTCGCCGATGCTGGACCCGTAGCCGATGCTGGACCCGTCGCCGATGCTGGACCGCGAGCCGATGCTGGACCCGTCGCCGATGCTGGACCGCGAGCCGATGCTGGACCCGTAGCCGATGCTGGACCCGTAGCCGATGCTGGACCCGTCGCCGATGCTGGACCCGTCGCCGATGCTGGACCGCGAGCCGATGAACGCAGTTTCTGCCACGTTGGCGTTTATGTGCTTCCAGCCGCCTCCGTTAGGGTGTTTCACCCAGTCGTCAGACTTTGTACCGTAATGGCGATTGAGAATTTCTTGGGGAACTGTCTCTGTAGTGACGCTCATAAATATCTCCTTGAATTTGCTGAAGCGGACGGGCACGGTGATGTGCTGGAATCGACGGAGGGATAGGCGCATGCCTCTACCAGAGCAGCAAGACAAGGAGCGTCACTGCGAGAATGCCCAGACAGAACTTCCGAGCAAAGGAAGTCAGGGCCTCAGCAAATTCGAGGTCGCGGGTGTAGTCGCTTTCGGCGTATTCAGGAGTGTGGGTGGGAACTACGACGCAGGGGACGCCTGCGAAGAAGACCTGGCGGCGGTGTCGGTTAGCAAGCGCGTCGGATGCGCCTGCGGCAAAGTCGCGCATCGCGAGGTTGCGCACCGTCAGGGGCGGCGGCGCAGGCTCAAAGGGTTCTGGATTTGTATTTGTGGTTGTTACGCGTAG